CTATTGCTTACCGTCCCATTTCCAGCAGTTACCCTATAAAACCCAGAGGTTTTATATGCATTAAGGTCTTGCCCGTATGGCCCATACACCGCTGCCCCAAGCCCGAAGTCACCCACCTTAGTTACGCGCCCAGCTGTGCCGTCTATGTTGCTTGTTGTAAGCGTAGCAGTAGCTGCTGTACCCAAACCAAGTGTAGTTCTTTGTGCAGCTGCGCTAACATCATCAAGTAGTGCCAAACCAGCAGCAGTTACTACAGCATTGTTACCCTTAATCAATTTACCACTGGTGCCGCTAAACAACACCATTGAATTATCTGTTACACCCCCAGCAGGGCCAACTACATCACCTGTTGAAAGTAATACTACGGGATCAGACATTTAGTCCTCCTAAAGATTTGAAACTTGTTGTGGTGTAAGTGCATAAAGCCAAGTCCTGAAACTTTGCAGGTACCTACTAGCCCATGCAGCATTGTTTACCGAGAGTGTTGTATTACCTGCGCTCACAACATCTTGCTTAGAGTTCACAGTAAGTTTTAATACACCGTCCACATAGATATAAGTCTTATTTGCAGCTGCATCTGACACTACTGTATAACGCGCACCCGCAGAAACTGCTGGCATAACTGTAAAATCAGTTGCTACACCAGCCACTACTGACCTGTACATGAGGTTTGCACCACTTATAAATAACATACTACTGGCCGATGCATGAGGTAACTGCAACAGCTGTTGTCCACTTGTTGCTGGTATGGCTACATGTAAACAGTATGTAAACGAAGTTGCACCTTGTATGTTATTCGCAGTTGGAACTGTACACACTTCTACATCTGTCGCACCATTTAACAACATACCTTGCGCTGTAAGTCTTGGGGAGTTAACTGCCGCTGTTTGTGCAATACCAGATTTGTCTGCATAACCACGACTACCAGCAGGGCCGGTAAATGCAACTGCACCAGCACCATATAACATACTAATACCATTCCGAAAGTCAACTTGACAATCTGGCGTAGGTACTACATAGCTGGCCTCAACCGCTTCACGTGCTGCAATATAGTTACTATCAAGCAACAACTGAGATTTAACAGCTGCATCATTAATAAACACAGGCTTGAACAAGTTATCAATACCAAGTTTTGCATTAGTACCTTTTGCAAGGAATGCCCCAGTGGCATCAGCAAGCAATGAGCAAGCTAATGCACTAGCACCAATACCTGTAGATGCAAACAAGTGACGAACAAGTCCAGTGTAATTACCACCAGTGACAGGAACTGCACCAGCTTGTACAGCTGTTACTGCATGAGGATTTGAATGGTTAGCAATGTGTGTATTGATGTTGGAGTTGTTTGTACTCACCTTGCTATCAATAACTGCCTTGGTGTATGTATCTAAAATCTCAGTTGTAAGTGCATGAGGGTTTGATGTGTTGGCCATGTGGTTGTTCCAAGCCAATACAGCATCATCATACTGCTTACGTGAAATTTGAACTGCAGACTTATCCCATTGTGCAGCATTCAATCCCGGACGTGTTGCAGTGCTTGGGCTTGCCACTTTTGAAACATAAATAAACCCATCTGCTTCATCCCACACAAGTGAACTATTCAGGTAAGCAATATCATTGCCCCATTCAAATACACCACGTTGTGCCAGAGATACAATGTTTGTGTCATACCGGTTGTTAATATAATTCAGCATTTGGAAAACAGGAATCTCTGCAACCCAACCTAAGTTATATTTAGCTGCACCCGGATCAATGTTTGGGCTTAACGGGGCAGATGCCCAAATGCGCCCTAATTTTAGTGCACTCATATCTTCTCCTTATTTTGGAATGCGAAGTTTCTGTCTTGGTGTAAGTCGCTGTGACCACACACGAAAGTTTTTAACATTGCCAGTTGTTCCAACATACGATATCAAGTCATTATTGGTGAAGTGAATATCTTGTACAACAACTGCACCATTCAAAGTGTATGAGATACAACCCTCAGTACTACCAATCAATCCTGATGCTGTTATAATGGCAGACTGACCAGCTGCTAACTTCATACCCAATAATTCAAAAGCTGGAGTGTTTACAGCAGCTGTCTGTGCAGTGTTTGAGCGATCAGTGTATGCAAGTGTTGCAGCACGTGTGAACACAACACTACCAACAGAGTTAACCGGGAGTAGATTGTTCATCAATGGTAAATGTAGATCAGGTGTTGGCATTACAAACTTGTTGTGGTAGATGGCATTCAACACTGGAAAACTTGCAGCAGTGAATATGTTTTGCCATCTGCCACCATCCTGATAATCACCAATACCAATACCAATTGCACCAGCATTACTCTTAAAGCTTACAAACGTTGTACTGTTCTGCATCAACTCATTGTTAGTGCCAACAACCATACCATCTGTGTAGTTGACGCGACCAGTAAAGTCACCACCAGAAGTAGGTAGGGTACCAATGTTAATAGCTGTATCAACATGTGGATTGTCTGTTCGCAATGCGTGTGTTGAACGTGTGCCATCTACAGTTGCTAGGGCATTATCAATGTAAGCTTTAGTGCTGCCACCAATTTGACCAATGGTTTCACCATGTGCAATTACACCGGGTGTTGTATGGCTTGTATGCGAACTTACCATTGCTGCAACAATACTTGTGTAATCAGCAGCTGTTTTAAACTTAATCTCTGACCACCAAGCTGTTGGTGTTGAAGGTGGTGGAGTATTGTTTAAGTTGCCTGCTTGAAGTGACACATACAGGATTCCAGCGCTCCTTGTAATGGCACCAAGCTTGTAAGTAACTTCAGCATCCCAAGGCAGAACACCACCCTGCAAACTGGAAAGCTCTCTATCAGCACGAAGCTTGATATTGTAGTTTTCCCATTCCTCAGGTTCAGATTCAATCACCCAACCTTTAGCAGTTTTACCTGCACCACCCTGTCCACTTGGATGTGTTGCATCTGTTTCAGGGTCTACAACAAATGCAGCACCATCGCTGCCCCAATGTCTATCATATGGAAATCTGTTAGTCATACTTATGCCCCTTAATGATATCAATGAAACCACGATTATCTCGCAATGTCATCGCAACACCAGCAGGCCGTACACCATCCAGCACAAGGCTTAATGAGATACGTTGCAGCTGTGTTAAATCCTCATGCACATAGATAGCCACGTTGCAATGTGTCTCAGTGATTTGAGTGTCACAATCAAACCCAACCATCAAATCAATGAACAGCAAAACATCTTCGATACAACAGTTTGTCATGTTCTTCAAAATCTTAGCGTAAATTGCTTTACGATAAGTAACATCATCCATGACGTAATCCGCAGAGTCTGGATCAGTAATGGATTTATAAACACCACCAACTGTTGTATCTGTAGCACTGCCAATAGAGGGGTATTCAGCTTGTGGATCATCGTAGAAACCGAAGTAACCCAAAGCAGCAGCACCGTAAAAGATTCGACCTATCCCAACAATCTCACCAATAACATCAAGCTGTTTACCTGTGGCATCAGCAAGATATCGAAGGTTGATTGTATCCTGAATTGCTTTACTAATTTCATCTACCTCAGAGGTGATGATCTTAATATAGTTAATCAGGTTTGGGGAGTTGCGATACTCACTTAGAAGTATACCTTCAACTTGCTCAGTAGGAACATCAAACTGAATTGTTTGCGAGGGTGGAAGTGGGCTAAAGTCGGCGCTGTTAAACGACACTTACCACCACCTTGCTCGCATCAGTGCGTGCACGTTGCTGAGGTGTGATGACCAAATCTGTTGTACCGAAAGTACCACCCACTGTAAACTTGATTTGCAATGAGTTGATCTTAATGTTTGGAACTACCTCTAGAATGGCAGAGAAGAAATAAGACCAGTAAACATCCTCTGAAATATTCAGGTTGTTTACATAATCAACAATTGCTGCTTTAACCAATGTTGCAGAATCCACACTAGCTCCGGGGAGGTTTGTAATGGATGTTGTCACACTAATATCAATTGGTGTTGGACGGCTTATGCCGATGTTGTGTGGATAACCTTTGCTGTCATTGACCACAGTGACGATGCTGCCATAGGAAGTAATCCCTTGTGGCTTGTTATCATAAATCACTTGTGAAACTTCTGCTGGTGTACCACCTTCAACTACAACCAAGAAACTGTTTGCAGGAACACCATCAACTGTTGCCGACGTTGTATTCTCTATAATTGCAATATACGGCAGGTTCAAACTCTTAACACCTTCGTAGATAGCATCAATACTTGACGTACCACGACTGATAGTTGAGTTCTCACGACGTGCTCGGAATGCTGGGTCTTCTTCTCGAACGATGCCAGTGATGCCTGGCTCAAGGTTTGTTGCACCAGTCAACCCTGCAATTGCAGTTGTCAGTACATGCACTTCGTTTGCAAGAATCCTAATGGCCCCTTGCGTTGTACACTTAGCAGTTACGATTGCTGGAATAACAGCAACAGCAACAGTGGCAAACTCCAAACCATCAACCGTCTTAACAATATACCCAGCAGGAACTACTGTACCGGCAGTGCCAGATAAAGTAATTGCAACACTTGTAGGAAGATTAGTAATCCGAGTAATGCCGTTGATTTCTGCAACTTTATCCAAACCAACTCCGTAGGCATTCGACGGACTGTACGCATTATAAGCACCCTCTGCTTGTTGCCAAACATCTTCCAGTAATTTTGCCACAACACCAATCAATTGCCCATCAGGACTTTCAGCCGATGTATCAAACTGTGAACCAAATGTACCAACAAACTTGGCATCCAAATCAGCAGTAATCTCGGCAGCTGACTTAACTGTAAAACCTTGTTCTGTTACTCCAGCCATTAGTTACCTCCTAAAGATACTGAACTGTTAATGATGCCCCAATCTGATAGGGCTTCGAAGGTCACAGATAGTGTCCGTGTACCATGGTTAAGATTTAGATCAATACTTGTTACAACTTGTACATGTGGTGTACCACGGATACTTGTCAGGATCAAGCCCTCAATCAAACCCAAATCTGGTGCTTTGATCATAATATCTGTAAACCAAGGTAAGCCAATGTTTGGGTCGGCGTACCACTCATTAAGTACAGCCAACAGCCGGCACTTAACAAGTTGGGCTGTATACTCAAGCCCCTCCACTCGGGTAGCACCACGACCGATAATAATATCATGTGTGGCACCATCGAGCTTTAAATTGTTAGCCATATAAACTCCTACACAACAGGTACGCTTGAGATACCACTACCCGGAACAACGCCAGAAGTTCTGTGTGTCTTGAGCGAGATAGTACCCGCCACAACATCATCATCAGAAGTAATCTTGCCAGTCACATGTAGTGTACCATTTATCGTAACGTTGCTATCAATTGTTGAAGTTGGGGCAGTTATGTGTAGGTTTGATACAGCAACTACTTCAATGTTCCCATCACTCACCAAGGTTATGCGCTGAGTACGATCACTATTTCGCAGTTCAGGTGAGGTGGAATTGAAACTTGTGATGGCCTCAGGTATGGGGTTGTACCCAACTAAAGCCACAGCATCATTGATGTTGTATCGACGGAAGTATTCATTCTTCGGCAAGCCGGAGGAGAATTTACCGATCTTATTTTTACCACCATACAGCCAATGACTATACCCTTTATCACAAAACATCAACAAGCAGTTGTCTCCAGCATTGACTGGGAACGTCAAAGAATACCCACCACCACTTGGAAATTGTACAGGTACATCTTGTAGTATAGGGAAATCATATTCCTCATACAAAGAGTCTAATGAGTTGTGATACTGCTCACGAGCTATTTCAACTTTTGCAACTTGCCTTACTGGATCAAACTCAATGATCTTACCCGGATAAGAGGTAAAGATCGGTTTCCATTCTGCCACAATACCTCCTATGCCAAGTCAGTAGCCTCAACAATATATGCAGTCAATGTTGAGAAGTTGCCTGGGTCCAATGTTGGTGAAGCCATGTTCACCACATAAATATTAAAAGGTACGCCATACTGTTTAAGAATGTTCGTACCTGAGCGAAGTGCTAAACTAAGCACAGTTACATTATTCCATGAGAAGTCTATCACCCAACAGCGCATGATGTTGTTCCAACGACAAGCAGAGAAACGAACAGACCCCTGAAAGTCAACAATTATGCCAGCCTTGTTCGAGAGTGGAATTTGATAGCTCATAACACATACCCCGCGATAACGCCAACACCAGATTGTTTCAACACCTTAACCATTGTCTCAGTGTCTGTTGGTGTGTTTTGTTTCATTGCTTGCTTCTGGTCATCTGGAACATTGAACCCAATACGGCCATCAGGTTGAATCACACGAAGCTGCTCAAATGTGAGAGACACTGGAAGAACCGATGAAGTTGTGCTGTCTTGATTGATACGTACTTCACGGAGTACGCAACCCTCATATGTACCAAGGATTGTTGCAACATGCACAATAGTCCCATTTGTAACTAGGTCTTGCAGTTGTTTAAACTTCTCCTCAATTGGACTCTTTGTTATTCCAGATGGATCCATAGCATGTGCAGCACTACCCAACAAACTACCAAGCACTGGCCCGATAACTCGACTCACCATCGCACCAGCAACTTTACCTACGTTAGTAATGCTGAGGAAATCCCCATCAAACATATTTACGTTGGTAATCATGCCAGTCAAGCTGAACATCTTATTCTTCTTAATAGTGTGCTCGCTGATTAGAAAACCACTACTAATTGGATACGCTGTTACCTCATTAGAGAAGGCATGGCTCTCACTAATAACACAATCAAGTGCTAGGTAATCATACGATGTTTCTGTAGACTCTTGCGGCACTTCACCGGCTGTTACAGTTGGGGGATTGGCCATGGGCAGCAATACCTTGGTGTTATCAGCCACAATATAATTCTCTGTGACCTTTGTATCTTTAGACCATAAGATTATTGATTTCCTAAATGCCATTACTGCTCCCCTCGTTGTACGTCAAGATTTCTGGCCATGCGCATATAGTCCTCTGTCTCTTTGTTTGTTTTCTTGCCTGCCAAAACTTGAGACGCTGCTAGATTCCCACCATTATAATTTGCATTCATGGCGTCTAGGTTTCCATCATACCGCTTGTTCAACTCATCATACAACTTACCAGCAGCAGCGGTAGACTTAGCGAAATCCATCCGATCATCTTGTTGGTCGTTAATAGTCATACCCAAGTTTCTTCCAGTCTCCGGCATAATTTGATACGGACCAACAGCATCGGCTTTAGACTTCGCATTGCGAACACGGTCGTGACCACGGTTTTCGATAATCAACTTATCACGGAGGAAGTTACCCTTCTTTGTGTCACCACGAGCAACACTATCAATAGCATCATTCTGTTGTGGTGTGAGTTGCACTGTGCTCAATGCTTTGGCCTCACGTTCTGTTAGTGTATTGGAGGCATGAATGGATTGACGTACAGTAGGAAAGCCTTTGGGTTTGTTTGCCTCTTTACCAACATCCAAATCCCAAGTTCCTGGACCTACGCCATTACCGCTTACTTCATGATCGCCAACAAGGCCACTGTTAAACTGAACCCCAGTGATGCGAGTTTCCCAAGCTGCTGCGTAGTTACTTCCAACATGTTGCGTATACAACACAAGATACTCTGGAAACACTGTGTGCGACCAAAGTGTATCACTCCTGAACAATACTGAGTCAGCATTGTTTACGGAGATAACTGCATCAGCTGGTGGACGATTTGGATCGTTTGTCCTCGCACCCAAGAAAGCCGAAACATCAATAATGTCACCGCAATCAATTGCAGTATTTAGGTTTACTGTCAGGTCAATCTTTGCAACAGTTGCTTGCGGTGTGCCCTTCAATTTATCTATGGACAACTTGTGCAAACTGATTTGACCGTTCTTGATCTTCTCTACTGTAGCAGCCGAGTTCATCATACTCACAATCTGTACATCACTGTTTGTACCACGGACATAGAAACGGAATTGCTCACCAAGCTCAGCCAAGGAGTGATTAACAGAACCACGCATAGTGTAACTAGGTACTGGTGTTGATAGAACATCATCATCCATACCAAAGAAGCGTGGTTCAGAAACATATCCAGCCTGTTTTGAAATCGCCTGAATCAAACCTTTGAGAGTTCCATTCTCATATACCAAACCATTTAAGCCTGCGTTCATACTCATTGTTTGCGCAGAAAATGGAATACACCAAATTGAGGTTATGTGGTTTGGTGTAGCCTTTCGACCAGCCACGTTTACAACATAACCATTTAGCATGGTGGACATTGTTGCTGGTTCATCCTTATAACCAACGTCAACTTTAATGGCCCTTCGCTTAACATCGAGAAGCATCTTCAATGTTTCAGGTGCTAAGTTATAAACATCCAACTTCAACGTATCTGCCATCCAACTCAAGTTGCCTTGATAAACAAAGTCAATTCTGTTTTCGGATGTAGATAGGAGAACAGCTCCTGTGTCTTTGTTGGTGATCTTTAAATCAATCTTACGTTGCCACATTAAATGTACCTCCTATCTTCTTTACTCGTTTGTTGAATGAGAATATGCAGATTGCGTCTTCTGCACCTTATCCCCTGATTGAGTTGTTACACTCACGCCAGATGCCTCTACTGTTACATGGATGTTTACATCTTTTGCACCAGAGCGATCAACCTTTCCTGAGTATGTTTCACCTTTGTCACCACCACGTTGGAAGTTGTCTGCACCAATAAGTTCACCTATTGTTTCATCAATACTCTTGCCAATTATTCCAGCAGGATTCTTAATGGTGTCAAGTTGCTTCTGAGCCCAGCCTGCACCCTCTTGGGATATCCCATAGTTTGTGGCGGCTGCCGCGGCACTTCTAACATGTACAGCTTCTGCACCAAAGTTTACAACCGCATTACTTTCAGCGTATGTTCTCATATCCGCAGTTGCACGATCGGCGGCTTGTGAAACAATCCTACGTTGATCTTTGTCAGATAGGTTTGCCATTGTACCAGAGCCAGAGTAACCCAGCACCCTGAGTGCCTCAGCTTTCGTATACGAGTCAAGCCCCATTGCATCAGCTCGTTCTGAAATCCTACGGATGGCCTCTGTTGGGTTGGATGCAAGTTCTTGCATTTCTGACAAGTCTAGCAAACCCAATGAACCAGACAGTTGAGATACAGCTGGGCCATAGTTCCCTAAACCCATTTGTCCAGCACGTTGTGCACCAGACAAAGTAGCAGAACGAGCATCACGATCAGACATTGTGCCACGAAGTGCGATGTTATTACCAAGGAATGTCCCTGGGTTTACACCGTAATCCAATGCTTGTCCAATATCTTCACGAAATGTTTCGGCTAGTTTCTGTGCACTCTTATCCACCGTCTGTGTAACATCTTTGACGGTTTCGTAAGCTGTACTTAACCAACCTTTATCTTTCTTTCCAATACTGGCGCCACCGTCACCACCACCGTCACCACCGTCACCACCACTGGCAGCATCAC